ATCAAAAAATCTTTGTGGTTTATATTTTGCGTCTGAAGAGAATTTTTTCTTCAACGCACTAAAATCGTTTTTTTTCAGTGCCATATTTTTTGTTTTTCTATATAAAATATAAATAAAAAAACGGGAACAATAAACTGCTCCCGTTCATATATTTTGTTAATAAATTAGAATGGTAAATCTTCGTCTACCTCGGTGTTAGATTGTGGATCCTCAACTTCGTTGATTGATTTAGGTGCTGGAGTTCCACCCATAGAAACATCAGAAGATTCGTTATTTGAGTAAGCGTAAGCTCCTTTTTCGGAATCCCAACGTGGAGTTTCACCACGAGCAATTGCCTCAAGATACTCAACAGGTTTTTTAGAATACACATCCTCCCAAGTCAATTCATCTCCAACCCAATCTGACATTTGGTTTTCGTTTTCAGAGATTGGTGTCGGATCATCATACATTACTGTTTGGATTACCGTGTAGGTCGCTCCTTTAGGAGTTTTTGCCTTTGTTAACTCAAGGATCAAATCACGACCTTTGTCAGGATCGGTAACATCACCTTTAGCCTTCCATATTGGAATGATTTTATCAAGGATTCCTTCTTGTTTGTAGTTGTGTTTGAATCTCCAAAACTTAACTCCGTCTTCTTCGTGTTCACGGTCAACAACTTTTACAATATAAAACTTACGAGATCTATATTGTATCGCTAATTGTTTGTCCGATTCTTTTCCTGTTGACATAAGTTCCTCGTAAACCTCATTCAAAGGTGAACGCTCATTGTCATTTTTTCCTGGATCGTAAAATTTTTGCCATTTACCATCAACAAATACTTCGTGGAACCACACTTCTTTGAAAGGTGAAGATCCGTCGGTTGTAGGTAGGATACGAATTTTTCGTTGTCCTTGTTTTTCAGTATCTTTGAGGATTGCAGCAAAGTACTTTTTCATTCTTTCTTCTTGTGACATTTTTGAAGTGGAAGAAGTACCACTTTGTTTTGAGCTCTCATACTGTGCCAAAACTGCATCTAAAACATTTGTCGCCATTTAATATTAATTTAAAGTTTATGTAGGAAATATAATTGTAAAAAGTAGTATTGTCAAATAAAAAAAGGTCTCATTTGAGACCCTTTTCATTATTTTGTAAAATCTGTCGCCTTAGGTAAATATTCGTCAAAAGAATCTCCAATATCTCTAGGTGTGTAGTTTTCAACATCATCAGCAGTTAAGACATATTCTTTTCCTGTTTTTTCCATGTCTTCCATTTTATCTTGAAAGAAATCAGATAATTTTTGTTTAAATGGTCCTGAATCTAAAGATCTTAGTTCTAATTTTTCTTGAGCCGTTTTAGGTCTCATCTTGTCAACCTTAGCTTCTAATGAATCAATCTTACCAACAATTTGATCCATCTCACCAAGTTTTTCTTGCATTTTGTTTAATTGGTCAAAAAGATTATTAAAGTATTCTTCTTGTTTGTCCGCAATTGATGATTGAGTATCTACCAAATCGGTGATATCTAATTCCTCAACTTCCTCATCTTCACCTCCAATTTCTTCAACATCAGGATCTGTAGCAACATCAACAGGTTTCCCTTCTTCTGCCGGTGGAGCTGGTGGAGCTGGTGGTGTAGCCGCCGCAGGATCTGCAGGTGCCGCAGGTAATGCTCCCGGATCTGCCGGTGCCGCTAACGGATCTGCCGGTGGAAGTGGTTCGGCTTGTTCCATAATATACTTATTGATACGATTGTATCTATCTAATTCTTTTAATATTTTCTGATCAATACTCATTTTATCCGTTCAATAATGTTTTTATGCCTTGGCTAGTTTCAACTTGAATTTTTTTGAATGTTTTCATGGTATTATCCACTCTTTCTATCAAACCGTCTTTCATTCTAACGGTATAACAATCTCCTGTGTCTAAATCACAAACTTGTTTAGTACCATCACCCATGTCTTTTTCAGAAACTCTTGTGTTTTTTCCCAAGTAGTTATCTAATATTAGTTTTGTGTTCATTTTCGTTTTTTTTATATAAATATCTAGTTTATTAGAAAGTTATTCCTTGATCTGTTTGGATGTCACTAATACTGAAGAATGAGTTTACCGCTAATCTAAATTTATCGATAAGAACCGCTCTTTGCGAATCATCTAATCCCGACCACACATTTGGGTTTCTTTGTATTGGGTATTTTAATACGTAATTCTTAGCAAGAGATAATAGTACCGCATTGTTATCAACACCAGATAAATTTATATCTGAAACAAATTGTGATTTAATAGGTGGTATCACGCTTTTGACGTAATTAATGAAATCATCAAACGTTGCAAATGACGCTATAGGAATATTCGTTTCATTTTGACCTCTGTTAATACATACAAAGTTTCTTTGTATGGTAAGAGCAAAAGAATCACTATAATATTCTTTCAAATCAAATGTACTATAGTTATTCTCAAACGCTGATATACCACCAGAGTTATTAACTGAGTCAACATAAATGTATGTGTATGCAATTAGCGAATAGTATAGTAAATCAGGACTTGTACCTCCGGTATATCCATCGGCAACGTATTTGTCTTTGATAGTTTTAAACAACACATTCAAACTTTGTGTTGTTCTAACTGGTGTTTCAATAGGCGTAAAGTTTAAATACCTTGGGTTAATTAACTCACCACAATCTTGAGTACCAGAAAGTTGATCAGTACCCGACACATTTTGTAATACTTGAGTTTTTTGTGTGATGATGTTATTTGGGTCGGATAACAATTTGGTCTCCTGCTCTTTAATTTTTTGTTGGATTGTATTCAGAATATTAATATTAAGTGATTGTATGAATCCATCCACTTTAGGTAAACTACTAAATGATTGTCGAGTTCCAGTGATTGTCGTATCAAACCCGTCTTCACTTATTCTGTGAGCAACTTTTGTAACTAAATAAGGTCCCGAGAACATCGGAATGTTTCTTAAATTAAAATACATTGTAGGTTGCATTAATGCATTACCCATCATATCGATAGAGCATTCATAACTTCTATTTTTATATAAGTTATATAGAGATACGTTCTGCGTTGTTGTCCCCCTATTTCTACCTTGGTTGGCCATTTGATTCAACGCTTCCAACGACTCCGATGTTGGTTTACCTGGGTCTTGATTCAAATCTAATTGTTTAAAGATCTGTTGATTTTGTTGTGTGATATCCACATTAAATCCAACCACCTTATTTGATCTTGCCCAATCCGTCTTGCCTTGTTGACTCTCAATTAATGGATTATCACTAGACCTTCTTAAATCAAATGCGTCATCTCTAAATCTATAATCAACATTATCATTCATGTTCAAATGTTCACTTGGTTTAGAAACATACATACAAAGATATTTTGGTGAACTATTTCTATAATCAACATTTAAGAACGTACCAAATAAACTATTTGCAAATTCTAAAGAACCGTCAGGTTTTGGTATTGCGTTTTTCTCAGCATCCTGTACATTGTAAAAATTCACATAAGATGGTAACATGAAGGACTGAAAGTTATTAGTTTTAACTATAGTTTCAATAGTATCTAATAATGAATTCTTATATGAATATGATTCAACTAAATCTTTTATCTTGAATATATCAACGTATATCTTATCCCCCACATCTCTACTCGCTCTATCGACCAACATTACGTCTTCAAATAATGTCTTATTACTTAAATCGAATCCAGCAATCCAAGCATCATTTAATGCTTTGAACGTCTCCCAAAGTTCACCTCTGGTTTGTTCTGTGAATTCAGCTTCAAGTGGAGCTCTCACAGTTTTAGTTTCTTGGTCAATAAAGACAGTTGGGAGTTCGGTTCTAACACTTGGCATCAACACACTAATTACATTGTTAGTATATGTTAAACAATTTAATAAATAAGCATCATTAAGGTTAAAGAAATCATCCCTCGTTAAATTAGGGTTAACTAGTTTTAATGTTGCAAATATTCTAATTAATGGAGCTAAATTAACAATATCATTTTCTTCAAACGCAATGTTCATTGTTGGGAAGAAATCTGTAATATACGACCCATTATCACTATACACTAATTGAGGTATATCGGAGAAACCTAAATATGTTTCTAAAGCTTTCCAAGCCGTTGGGTTATTGCTCTTAGATGTTGCCAAACTTATAGAACCACCCATAGTTGGTAAAGTACCTTGAACATATGGGTTGGCAATATATCGATCTTCGATAAATTGGAACGAGTATGAATTAAATATTCGTCTGTTAAAGAATGATGGGTTACCGTATTTGAACGCGCAATTGTAATTAATGAACCCGTCCAATACTGTTTGGAATTTTAAGTTTTGTTTTGTAATTACATCATTCAAAATTAGATTCCCACTATTTCCAACTGGCGTCTCAACTTTTAATAACTCCCTCATTAATCCTTGGAAATTCTTATACGTTAAATCATTTGAATTGGTGTCCGTTGACGTTGGTGTTGCATATGCTGATGGTAGTGTGTCTTCAAAATCGTAAACTGATTTACTAAAATTTAAAAACTCACTTTCAAATAAATCTAAAATACCTTTATCAAAAGTCGTGAAGAGTTCAGAAATGTTAGTGTAACTTTCTGAATTTCCATTAATAGAGAAATTTTGTTGTGTTCTTTTATCGTTAAGTATTTGTTTCAAGTAAGTGTCGGGTGAATTTTTAACAACTCCTGAATTATTGAACCATCCGTAATTAGGTGCGTTCCAATATAATCTAACAGACCCATTATACATCGCAGGATTGTTAGATATTTCAGTATCCATAATTGGTCCCGTAAAACACTCTGATTTAGTTTGATTTAAGTCGGTACCAAAAGAAGGTAAAACATAATATGCGGATAAATCATTTGTTCTTGATAAGACTGACCACGCAGATACTCTCAAAGTTCTTGTTGGATTTGACGTATCAAAACCTGGATATCCCTCAATTTGAGAACCTTGCGTTGTGAAAATCTTAAGTTTATTAGTATTAATAAGATTTTGGATCGTAGCACTTCCAACTCCTTGTATGAAAGCTCCAGCAACCACAAACTGACTGGATATTGGTGTTTGAGATGGTGTTACCAAATAAACCCCTTGACCTCCAGTTGTTCCCGATAATTGTGAATTAATAGTCACACCTGTCATTAGTGTTCCCGTTATCTGAGACCCATTAACTAAAACGTTTGAGTCAACATTATTAACTATCAAAACATTTCCTCCCGTTGTAAAGTTTGTTGCTCCACTTGTAGTTCCTGATAAAACTTGATAAAGACCGTTACCACCATTAGTACCTGTAATCTGATTTCCTATTAGAAATGGTGATGATGTAAATCCAGTACTAAGAAGTTGGTTACCATTATATAAGAAGTTGTAATTTAGATCAGAAATAGTTGTAAAATTACCAAAACTACAATTTAAAAAAGTTCCAATCGTACCTGGTGGTATGTTTGACACTTGATACACATTAGGTGACGTTTGATTGATTATGTTACCCACAACACCTAAGGAAGGTATTTCTATTCTAGTACCATTAACTAATACGGTAGGGTTTGTTGAATACACTATTGCCACTGACCCTCCGTTAACACTACAAAGTCCAGTAACCGAAAACGTTTGGGAACAACTACCAGTTACCTCAACAATTTGACCATTACCCGAAACTTGAGTTTGCCCCGTAAATAAACCTCTACCTTGTAAAAATACATTAAAGTCCTCCATTAATTGTGGGTAGAATCCAACATTTATATTATTAAATGGTCCTATACCTGTGTTTGTATTAAGTACAATAGTTTGTGGTGTATTATCTATATTTAAATTAAATGTTAATGTTGATGCCGAATTAACAGGATCATAATTCTGTAAGTAGTTAAAGTTTTGCCATACCGAATCTAACATATCGGTACCTGTATCTAACCATGTTTTATATCTATTCCATATGGATCCGTATTTCAATACCCAAGCATATGGTAATCTATGAATCGCACCAAATTTTTTAAACGTTGATATTAAATAATCTAAATCCTGAGCTTCATTTTTAGTTCTATATTTCTCTCGAAGTGTTGCGAGTGGTAATGAGTTTAAGAAAAGATATGCCGCAGTTTTATACGGTGACGTGTCGTTTTGTTTATATCTGAAATTTTTAACCCCTTCTTGAATTGCGTTAATAAAATATGGTGAATTCAACATGGAAGTTGTTTGTTCGGGAACT